ACACAATTCATTTCTCCAAATACTTGCGTAGGAGATTCTCTCGAGACTATTAATCAAAACTTCTCAGCTCTTGATAACGGTCTGTGCATTGTTCCCCAGATTGTTCCAGGAAATGGAACTACAACACAAACTGTTCTCAACCAACAAGGCAGAGTAATATCTAATATTAATGCAAACAACTCAGTTGTTTATGGTAGAACATTCGATACAAGAAACGTTGCGTCTTATGTAGACTATCAACTTTTAGATGGTTCGGTTGTTAACACTTTAGCTTTTCCGTATATTAGTACACAATCTGGACCAAGACCAGAGGCAACTTTTTCTACTGTTTCCTTAAGCAACAAGAGACCTCAGGTTACACTTTACTGGTTGGCTTCTGGTGTTGATGCAATGACTGTTTATGCTACAAATAGTTCCATTGACACAATTACAAGAGGTTCAACGTGGTTCAATGGTCCAGTTACTGCTTTACATAGAGTTGATAACTTGCTTTTTGTTGGTGGTGAATTTACAAACGTTGGTGGTTTCGAGTGTAAAAAGTTTGCAGTCATTGCATTGAACTTAGGTACAGTTCATCCAACATTGAGCACAACAGGCCAGCTAGCAAGCTCGCCCTTTTCCAACAACGGAGATCTAGGAGATATTGGAACAGTAAACACAATTGCTACGGCTTCTGTAAACTCTAATAGCTTTATTATTATTGGTGGCTCATTCCAAAGTGCCACAAAAGGTATCGGTCTTTCAATTTTAAATACCACAACAGGAATTGTTTATCCCTTCTTTGTTAATGGCCAAGTCAATACATTGATGGTTGATGGAACAACTGTTTATGTTGGTGGAGACTTTAACTATCTTAACTATGGTATTCAAAGTGCATCTGAGATTTCTGGTCTTCGTAGATATACAAAGGGTCTAACAAGAATCAACCTCCAGCAATTTGTTAATAATGCTCCAGAAGGAGCTATCGATCAACCTTTTACTTCAAAGGTTGTCAGCACAGTAAGTGGTCCAGGAGGTGTCTTCAATGCAATTACAACGAACGGAACGACATATTACTTTGGAGGTAACTTCCAGTGCAAAGACGCAAATGGTAAGCTTATTGCTCAAAACTTAATTGCTGTTGATTCTAACTTTGTACAAAGCCAGCTGTGGAGACCTATCATAAGCGGTCCTGTTCATACTTTAGTAATCGATGATACAACAACATCAGGTGGTGGTGTATATCTCTATATTGGTGGTTCTTTTGATAGAGTTTATACAGTTGAACAATTTTATCCAGTCAATGGAGCACCGAGAGATAACACAGAAACCACAAAGTACTATAATGCAGCAGCTGTGCGCTTACAAAATAATATTGTAATTGTAGATACTGTTTGGAAGCCACGCTTCAATGGTCCTGTAGTTTCTCTTGTTCCGCACGACAATGTAAGTGCAACTATCATTTATGCTTACGGAAACTTTACAGCTGTAGGAAACGAAGCGGTTGCTTACACAGCAGCAATAAGCAAAGCTACTGACACGTCATCTAGTGCTGGTAATGTAAACTACTGGAGAGCGCAACTTGAAACAGCTCCTTATCCTGTAAGCAACTCAATGCTAAGGTTCGCAAACTCCGTTATTATTGGCGGTAACTTTACAAGATTCAATGACAAACCTCGCTACTATCTAGCCAGAGTTAATGGCTATGGAGAGAGCTTAACTACATCTACTTTGTCAGCAGTAGCTTGGGACTTTAACGCTCAGGTTGTTGGACAAGGCATGCCTTTTGGATTTACAACAAACGCTACTCAAACAGTGAGACAAGTTACCGTTCCAAATCCCTACAATTCAATCAATTGCACAACATTTACGGTACCTGAAGAAGGATTTGAAAACCTAACTCCAGGTCAATTGTGCCGCTTTTACATTAGACGTCCAGGTGATGCAAATGTACTTGGCACACTACCTCCAACAAATGACTCTTTACGTCAAACTGTAAACATTGTTGGTTGGAAAGTTGATTTCAACTAAATACGTTTCTTTTTAAAGAAACGCAAATAAATATAAGGTAGTAATGGCTTCTACCGTTTTTACACAACAAATTGCTCCTACAGAGTATATTGGAGATTCTTTGAGTAAGATTAATTCTAACTACTCAAACCTTCAAACAGCTGCCTGTGATTTAAGCGGAAAACTATCCGGTGTTATTAGTTTAGCCGTACAACAAGCTCAAGGAGGAGTAAATGTAAACGTCACCCCAGTTAGTGGTAGTGGTAATATTACTCTATATCCAAACAAATGTCCTGAATGGCATGTGGGTTCAACAGGAGTTGCTTTACAACACGAAGTTGGAGCTAATAGAATTAGTCAGCAACTAACACTTTCAGCTAACTATTTTAAACACATTAGAGATATCAATACATATAACCCTCCAATGCCTTCTACAGTTTATGTAGAAGAAGTTGGCGATCCTATAAACGCCATGACTGAAGGAGGGGTTATGATGGCAGACGGTAACATTTATTGTGTTAAATCAAATTATACTCTCAATAATACAAATGCTGCAATATACGATTATAAAGCCAATAAAACTTTTAATACTGGAAGTTATCCTGCTTCTAATATATGGAGTTCAGCAGGAGCCTTGATGTCTGATGGTAGAATTTTATTATTTCCTACTGGAGCCTATGCTGCTCAAATATACAACCCCAACACAAACAGTATGCAGACTGCTGGAGGAACACATTGGACTGGTTCTGGAGCATTTTACTCTGGTACAGTATTGTTTGACGGTAGAGTCTACGTAAACGCTGCAAATGCAGGTGTTCCATGTGTTATTTACGACCCAAGAACCGATTCAACGACTGCGACACCAACAGCAACATATGCATCTGGAAGTTGTGCTCTATTACCTGATGGCAAAGTTTATAGAGTTCCTGGTTATTATACACCACAACCTGCAGGTACAATTAGAGGTCAGATTTACAATCCGGATACAAACACTTGGGCAGTTGCTCCAGGAATCTTTCCTACAACAGCACGTGGTTTTCACTTAATGAGATTGTTGCCGAACGGAAAATATTTTATTGCTCCAAACGATTCTGGATGCGGTGGAGGAAGAATTTTTGATCCTTATGCATCTTCTGATGAAAACGCATTGATTCCTACTACCACTAGTAAATGGTATGCTAATACCTTTGTAGATCTTTTTTATGGAGGAGCAGCTCTTTTGCCTGACGGAAGATTGTTTTTAGCTCCATGGACAGCTAACAAAGCAATCATTTATGATTATGTAAATGATACTACAGAGGAAGTTACAGTACCATTACATAGTACCGGATATGGTTATTATTCAGGAGCTTTTACACTTCCAAACGGAAAAGTAATTGCTATACCTTATGCAGGCAGAAAACCAATCTTAATTAGCACATACAACCAAAAGAGTTATTCTTTAGCAGCATTGACTGGACCTCACTTTAATAGAACATACTAATGAGCGCTTGTAATATTACAACACAGATTAACGAAGAGCAGTGCATGACTGACTCTTTGGATATTATTAACTTAAATGTTAGTAAACTAGATTCTGCTCTAGTTACAATTAGTGCAGCATCTACAAACGTTAGTACTGAGGGAGTTTCTAGAATTTTACAAGGTCACAATATTTCTGTTCTACCCTTAGCCAACAACGGCACAGGTTATCTAACTATTGGAGAAACGGTTTGTCCTCCATGGCACATTGATCAGACAGGTGGTTATCTATACGGTTCAAGTGCAACCTCGTTTACTCGATCACAGGAAACACCAGTTGCAAAAGTTGAGCTTAATGTGTTCAACGGATACCCAAAATTCTTTACTAACAATCTAAACCAAATCGCTACTCTTCCTGCTGGTTGGTATCAAGCAGTCTACAAAACAGGAGCTATGAGTTATTGGTCTAATCTTGCTCGGTGGTATTCCATTATGCCTGGAACTGTTTTAGTTTCCTTTCCAGCAAGTACAGTTATTGCAGCAAACCCGTGGCCAGGAGGTGGAGATTATGCTACAAACAGCGTAAGAGGTATTGGCTATTTAGAACCATCAGATCGTAACGTTTATGATGAACCTCAAGCAAACGCACAAGCTGCTATTAATAACGGTCTTAACTTTTTAGGTAACGGCAAACCTTTCTACAAAAACTTTTATCATCCTGGTGGCTTTTTAGCTGTTAGCTTTGGTGACAATCCGTATACAGATAATAGAGTCACAACTCCTGGTGTTACATATGATTTGTATCCATTGCAAGTTAACACAGTAGCGAAAGTAAATAAACAAGTTTCAGACAACCCAATTTTTCTTAAGCATTTACAAGATGTTGTGAGATCAAACTCTCCAATGCCAGGGGCAGAAACATTAAGAAATGCAGGAGGAACGTATAATATTGGTGCTAGTACTATTGGAGCGTATGCTGGAGGCGTCCTAATGCAAGACGGAAGAGTGTTTTTAGTGCCTTATTATAACACAACAGCTTGTATATACGATCCAATAAAAGATACAACCATAACACCAGGAGGAACACATCCTGGAAATGCTGCTTATGGCGGAGGAGTTTTATTAGCTGACGGTAGAGTTTTTATGTCGCCATACTACGGGACAAACAGAGCAGCAATTTACAATCCTCAAACTAATACAACATCCTTTACAGATGTTTTATTTTCTGTACCTTTACCATCATATCAAACTTGTGGTTCAGTTTTGCTTAAAGACGGAAGAGTCTTCGGAGTTCCAATTTTTATTGCAGATAATCAACAAACATATATTTACAACCCAGTTGATAACACTTTTGTTTATACGCAGGCAAGATTTCCAGGAAAGTTTGCCTTTTCTGGAGGAGTTCTATTACCAGACGGAAAGGTGTTTTTGATACCGTGGGGGGCTCTTCAAACCAATCCTGCACCAGCTTACGTTTACGATCCCGATACAGACTCAACTGCTCCTGTTCCAGGTTGGCCAACATCATCACCACAAGGATTTTATGGTGGTGTTGTTATGGCAGACGGTCGAGTGTATTGTATTCCTGCAGATGGTGGTGGAGAAAAAGCTTATATTTATAATCCAACAACTGGTACTACTTCTGTAGCAGGTGGAACTTATCCTCCTGATAACGTTCCTTCGAATACTGGAGTACAAAACTTTGTTGGTGGGCATTTGTTGCCCGACGGACGTATTTTTGTTTCTCCAGCAAGTAATCCAACAGCTAGGATCTACGACCCAGTTAACAATACGCTAACAACACCTTCTATAATTTTTAACAACAATGCGACTCAAAACGCATTTGCTGGTTCTGTTTTATTGGAAAATGGTGACGTTTTTCTTGTTCCGTACTCTTTTACATCTGGTGGAGTAGGAAGACTTTTTAGCACTTATCATGTTAGAAACTTTGATAAAGCTGCACTTACAGGACCTTACTTTAATTATTATTAACAATGAGCTGCAACGTTACAATTACAACTATTGATGAAAATGAATGTGTTGGAGATTCTCTGAACACAATCAATGATAACTTTGCAGCTCTCGATAATGCTGTTTGTTATCTTAGTGCTAGAGTAACACAAGCCAATGCTGCAACAACCCTTGGTGTTACTTCTTTAAGTGGATACTATAAACTAGACGCTACTCCAAGACAAGGAGCTGTTACGGTATCTCACAAACTGTGTCCACAATGGCATATTGGAAAAACAGGAAGACCTTTGTATCAAGAAACTGGAGCAAATAGAATTTCTCAGCAAATTGCTTTATCAGCTGAATACTTACAACACCTTCAATACGTTGTTTCTCAAAATGCTGTTTTGTCTGGTGGAGAACGCATTAGAGTATCAAGTTCAACAGTTCCCGATAACCACGAAGGGGCTGTACTGTTGGCAGATGGAATGGTTTTTATACCAGACTACGATTCAGGAACGGCTGGATTGTTTAATCCAGTCACAGAAGTGCGTACAAATGTTACACAAAGCTTGGGAAAATATTTTAGCTCTGGTTATGTTTTATTACCTAACGGGAAAGTGTTTCTTTTAAGAAACGGATTACCATACGGAGATGCAATAGCTGGATTTTTATTTGATCCTGCAACTAATTCTTTTACGGCTACAGGTGGTCAAGCTTGGAATAAAACTTTTTACAACAACGCTCCGATTTACTATGCTTACTATGGACAGACGTTGTTGCCTGATGGTAGAGTTTATATCAATCCTAGTGGTAACAATAATCCTATTATTATTTACGATCCTGCTACCGACACAACAACCACGACACCTCAATCTTCTGTTGGTTTGTCAACAAGCTGTGCATCTTTAGCTGATGGAAGAGTGTATCGTATTCCCGGTGAAGGAAACTTAAGAGCTCAGATTTATAATCCCTATGACAACACACTTACTACAGCTTATGGAATCTTTTCAAATACCAATAGTACCTACTCTGGTCGAGGAGGTTGGCACTCTGGTTGTATGATGGCAGACGGTAGAATCTTTATGGCTCCCAACCAACCAAACACTGGGGCTAAGATATTTGATCCTAATGCAACCTCTGATGGAACAGCTTTGTTTGAAACGCCATCTGATGGTTATGTTACATACGGCTCAATACACGATCTTTTTTACGGTTCTTGTACACTGCTTCCGGACGGCAGAATAATTGCTCTTCCGTATGACACGAATAGTGCTAATACGACTGCTGTAATATATGATCCAAAATCAAATAAAAATCAAACATTAAACGTTAGTTATACAAACAATATAGGTTATCTTTTAAAAGACGGACGTTTATTAATAAGTCCATACGGACCTTACTCCGGTCCTACAGCAGCAAACTTTAGATACATTTCGTTTAACTTCAATGAAAATTTCTCTTTTGCTGCTATAAGTGGACCTCATATGAACCAAACCTATTAAATAATATAGAATATGTCAGATTGTAACCTAACATCAGTAATTCAAGATACGGAGTGCATAGGAGCATCTCTTGTTAAAATCAATAACAATTTCACAAATTTAGATGAATTGACTTGTTCTTTGCAAGCAACACTAAATGCATTGTTGGCAGGAACTGCTTCGTCTTCAGCTAATATTCGTTTATCTCTTAGCAATCAAACTCCGTATCCTTCGACTAGTATTACTGGTTCTTCAATCTTTCTTCATGCAGTCAACGGAAATACAGTAAGTTTATGGGATCAACTTGCAAACAAGTGGGTTGTAAGAACTGTTCCAAACGTTACCCAGTTTTCTTTAAACGGTTTAGCAGCTAACACGAACTATGACATCTATTTGTATTGGGATGGTTCGGGTCTTCGTTTAGAGTTTGTTACATGGGGAAACAACGATGTTGGGGCAGCTCCACCAGAAACAGGAAAACAAGATGGTGTACTTGTAAAGCCTGGAACTCCTTCTAAACGTTTAATTGGTTGTCTGAGAACTACGAGTGCTAATACAACAGAAGTTTCTCTTGGACGTACAGCTGTGCTGGGAGGCAGTCATCCAAAAATCTTTCTACACAACATTTACAATCAAGTTCCAATTTCTTTCTCAATTTTAGATATAGGTCCATCTCAAAATCCAGGTGGAATTAAATACTGGCAAACAACAGCTAGCGGAGACAATGCAGGAAATGCACCCAACGGACCTTTTGAAATGTTTGGCAGTTCTGCAAATAATAGGGTGAGTTTTATTACCCGTGCTACTCAAACAGCTACGCTAAACACAGTTACATATCTTCTAGATGCTATCTGTACGTACTTTGGTTTCTCTATAGATATTGCTACTCCAATGGTTTCTGATATTACTAGTAGAGGAACTCCTATTTGGGAAGGGTGTGCTGCTGGACCTCTAACACAAACATGGAACAATACAATTGGTTCTGGGTATCACTTTGTTCAAGTTGTTTCTATGACATATGCAAATCAGCTCCAAAGATATCTTACGTGGACAGGAGATAGACATAGCTATGGTACATTTGGATCGTTGGCAGCTTACTAAAACACTAATAAATAAAAATTATGGCAATTGGATCTGGAATTACTTGTGATGTTGTTGAAAGCATTGAGCGCACAGAGTGCATTGGTAATTCTCTGCAGAAAATTAACTCTAACTTTAGTAACGTTGATAACGGACTTTGTGAGTTAACAACAGCGGTAAACGAACTAATTGCAAGTCTTCAGCTTCTCGGTGGTTCTTCTCCTTCACTAATTGGCATCAGACTATCTTTAGATCCTACAACTGCTGCTCCTACATCAGATATTAAAAACGCATCAATGTTGTATGTTCATCCTTATAAAGGTAACATCGTTACTCTATGGAATCCTAGTACAACTAAGTGGGATGTTTATCAAATTTCTAGTACACTGTCGTTTCCTTTAAATTGTCCAAACGCTAATAGAAATTACGACATTTATTTCTTCAGAGAAAATGATCAATTTAAGGTTGAGTTTGTTGAGTGGGCAGGAGCAGCTGCTGGTTCCGAGCCAGGAGCAGGTCTTCCTTCTCGGGCATATAGAGATGGTACTGCTGTAAAAGTCAATGAACCGCAAAAAAGACTCATTGGTTGTTTAAGAACAACTGGAATTAATCAATCCGAACAATCTTTCGGCACAATTGATTTTGGAGGATCTCATCCAAAACAATTTTTATGGAATGCACAAAACATTATTCCAGTATCTGTTCAAAATTTTGATTCTGGTTCATGGAGCTATCCAACAGCTGGTTGGACAATTACTACACCAGCTGGTAGAAGACCAGGATCAACAAATCCTTTAGATTTACTCTACTATGCATCAAGAGATGCTAATGGTTATGGTATCGGTCTTCCTCACCCGTTTGTAGATTCAAACAAATGGTATCGTACCCACGAACAAGCTAACAATAACCCTGATGGCAGAAACAATAGATTTTCATTTATTATTGGTGAGCCATCGCAAGTAGATCTTCACTATCAAGCTTATATTAATGGTTGTCCTGGTGGAGATTGTAATGGAATTATTGGATATATTGGTATTGGTCAAAACAATGACACGAAACCAACTTATAATGGTTATCAAATGATTGGTGAATTAAGAGGAGACTCAAATACTCCTAGATCCGTTTTTAAGCGCACTATTCAGCCAGGCTTTCACTATCTACAAACGTTTGATATGGCTAGCTCAACAGCAGTTGTTTGGAATGAGCATCACTCTGTAGAAACAGGCTTCTTAGCAACAGTTTACAACTAAACGGTATATGGCAACAGGACCAGGCATTACATGTAATGTAAATCAACTGATTAACCGAGCAGAATGTCTTGGAGACTCGTTGGTTAAAATAACTCAAAATTTTAATAGTACAGATACTGCTTTATGTGAGTTGACACAAGAAATATCTCGTTTAGCTCAAGAAATACAACTCTTTGGAGGTTCATCTCCTTCTTTAGTTGGTATCAGAATTTCTTTTGACCCTTCAACTCCAATTCCTACTGAAGATATTAAAAACGCAAACCGCCTTTATGTTCACCCATACAAGGGCAATATTGTTACTCTGTGGAATCCAAATACAAATAAATGGGACTTATATCAATTACCAGGAGCGTTATCTTTTCCTTTAAATTGTCCAAACGCAGATACAAACTATGATATTTATTTGTATAGAGATCAAGGCAGCTTTAATGTTGAGTATGTTCCTTGGGCATCTTCAGCTGCTGGAGGTACAGCTCCAACAAGAATCTATCAAGACTCTACAATTGTTAAAGCAGGAGATCCTAGTAAGAGACTTATTGGTTGTTTAAGAACAACGGGAGTGAATCAATCAGAACAATCTTTTGGTACAATCAATTTTGGTGGATCCCACCCAAAACAGTTTCTATGGAACGCTCAAAACCTAGTACCTGTTTCTGTACAGAATTTTGATTCTGGTTCTTGGACTTATACCTGGAATAATGAACCTGGGTTAGTACTTGCACAAAGACCGGGTTCGACAAATGCTAACGATCTTTTGTTTTATACTGCTAAAGACGCTCAAGGGTTTGGTATTGGTTTACCGTATCCTTTTTTTGCAGGTTTGAGTTGGAAGCGTACCCATCAAATGAACGATAACAACCCAGATGGAAGAAATAACAGATTTTCGTTTATTATCGGAGAGCCAACACAAGTTGACCTTCACTATCAAGCTTACCAAAACTGTACAGCTGGAACAGGTCTTAATGACATTGTTGGGTATATAGGTATTGGATTGAATAATGAAACAACTCCAACTTATAATGGTTATCAAATGATTGGTGAGTTAAGAGGAGATTCTAAAACTCCGAGGTCTGTTTATCAACAAACATTGCCTCCTGGCTATCACTATTTGCAAACGTTTGATAGAGGCTATTCAAATATTATTTGGGGAGAGTATCACTCTGTAGAAACAGGATTTTTAGGAACAATATATAACTAACAAAATTTGATAAGTAAAACAAATGGCTACTTTAACACCAATTTTAACAGCAACTCCAAACGCTCCAACAACTTATAATACAGGAATTGCTGAAACATTTTCATGGATTCCAGTTGCAAATGATGGCGGAAGACCAATCTATGCCCGCGCAACATATCTTACAAACGCCTCTGATATGTCTGTTTCCTTGTCAGCAAACAGTCTTAATATTAATCTAGAAGACGTTGAAGCTCTTCTAAAGGCTCAGCTTGGTCGAAACGGTTTTGTTTTCATTAAAGGTGGAGAAACAGCTACAGGTAATTTTACAACTGTGCAAGTCGTTTCAGCTGCTAAAATCTCAAGCATTGCAGCAACTAATTCGACAGTTGGAACATTATCTGCATTCGAGTTGCCAGTTAACTTTACGTTCAACGGACCAATTACAAGCCTTACATTAAGTTACGGAGCAGCTTTAGTTTATAAGCTCTAAGCATCAGTTTAAAGGTTTTCTTTACAAAACCTTATAAGTATTGTTAGAATGTCATACACTCTAACTCCTATTATTACAACCACAGGAGGGACAAATCCAACCTACAACGTTGGTATGGCTCAAACGTTTTCGTGGATTCCTATTGAAAATGATATAAGACCTCTGTATGCAAGAGCATCTTATATAACCAATTTCTCTGATCTTCAAATAACCCTTTCATCCTCAGAGGTAAATATTGGTTCAGTACATATTTCAGATGAGGATGGGAGAGTGGCAGATGTTGTTGCTGTAGATGGTTATGGAAATGGCCTTCAAGTTCTTACACAAGACCTAGAATCTACTATTGATGATATAACAATCGGGGATAAACAAGGCCACTTTGCAGATGTTGATCAAGCTCTGTCAGCTTTAAATGTTAAAATTGTTAATACAGCACCTCTAACAGCTAATATAACAAATACAGTAGCTATTAGTACAACTCAAACTTTACCTATCTCAGGTTCAGTTACTGTCTTAAATCCAATTACAGAAGTTACCACAACACCGGAAGCAACTCAGCTTGATGCCTTTGGAAGATTGAGAACATCTTCCCCTATGACTTTATTTGATTCAAGTCATAGATATAGAGACAATAATCTCTGGTCATCTTTAACAGCAGTTGGTGGAACTTATGCATTCAATCAAAATCAAGGTCTTATAGAAATGACTGTTAATGGTTTATCTGGGTCTTCTGTTATTAGAGAGACAACAAAAGTATTTGCGTACCAACCTGGTAAGTCATTATTAGTAATGAATACATTTGTCATGGCACCTTCCGCTACAAATTTAAGACAGAGGGTTGGTTACTTTGGACAAGACAATGGAATATATCTACAACTAGATAATGGAGTATTAAGCTTTGTTGAGAGAACATTAGTAAATGGTTCTCCTTCTACTGAAACTATAGTGCCTTTATCAGCTTGGAATGGAGACAAATTAAATGGAACCGGACCTTCTGGTTTTACTTTAGATATTACTAAGGCACAAATATTGTGGACAGATATCGAATGGCTTGGTTTAGGGACAGTAAGAATAGGATTTGTAATCAATGGTAAATTTATTGTCTGTCATTCATTTCACCATGCAAATTTAATTGCTTCAACTTATATCACTACAGCCTCTCTACCGCTGAGATATGAGATTACTAATAAGGCAGTAACTGGTAGTCCCAAAACATTAAAGCAAGTATGTTCAACTGTAATTTCAGAAGGCGGTTACGAGCTTCGCGGGTTGCAACAAGCAGCGACAACACCGGTTCAGACCCCGGTTGATTTAACAATTGCAGGAACAGTTTATACTGTTTTATCAATCCGTCTTAAAACAGTACCGAATAGATTAGATGCAATCGTAATCTTAACTGCAATTTCTCTTTTAGGAACTTCTAACAACGCAACCTATAACTGGCAAGTGCGAGCAAGTGGTACATCTAATGGAGGGACCTGGATTGATGCTGGGGCTGATAGTGCTGTTGAATACAAGATTGGGGGAGGCACTTATACAGGAGGAAGAATATTAGCTTCCGGTTTCACATTTGGTTCTAATCAAGGTTCAACCTCAGTCGATATTCTCAAAGAGGCATTATTTAAATTCCAATTAGAAAGAGATGCTTTAAATGGAACACCATATGAACTTTCTATTGTTGCTGTTTCTGACCAAGGTGGAGCTGATATTCACGCTTCTATGGACTGGGAAGAGGTTAGTAGATAAATAACTTATTATGGCAAAATACAACACAAAACGCACCTATAATAAAGGAGCTAAAAAGAAAACTGCTGTTGCTACTAAAAAAGCAAAAAAGGTTTCTCAAACTGCTCCAGTAGTTACAGAATGTAAAGCATGTCCTTCAGCTGAATGTAAATCATGTTCAGTTTGGGATAAGATTAAACAATTCTTTGCTAATCTGTTTTAATAGTTGCAAAAAAAATAAAAAAGAGGAGGGCTTTTGACCCTCCTCTTTTTGTTTTAAGATATACCCTCCAAAGTTGGTAGCCTCAGAGGGTATTGGGTTCGACTCAACTATACGTTTTTTGTAAAATTGGAATAAGGTTTGCAACGCCGTTAGAAAAATTGTATTGATCTAGCTTCTTAACTTTAACCCACTCATAGCCAATGTGCTCAAAGTTAAGCTTTGGAACAAACTCGTCTTTAACTTGCATTATAAAAGAATATACATCAACGTCTTCGTCTGCTTTTGTGTGTTTGTAGTAATCTGCAATTTTGCCTTTAGGTAAAAAACCAATTTCCTCGCAAGCTTCTCTTGTTGCTGTTTTAATGGGAGTTTCTTTAGATTCTCTTTTACCTCCTACAAAACACCATTTTTTGTTTGGTTTTTGTAGAAGTAATACTTTGGAGGAAGGCGTTATAAAGACAAACCCTGCTCCTTGAAAGTCTGAATCTACATATTCAGAAAAGCGCATTGGACTACTTATTTGATAGGGCAAGCACCGCCTTCACATTCAAGTCCTTCAAGAACTCCATCTTCCATTTTAAAGGCGCTGAGGGTCGTTAAAGGTTTAATTTTTTTAGCAAGTTTGTTGTATTGCTCTTCAGAGATTTCTTCATACGGAGCTTGTTGAAAGCCATGCTGAGTGCGAAGCAAGAATGAAACGGATTTAATCCCTTTCTCATAGTTGTCTTTCAACCATGCTTTGAGTGTATCAAGTTCTTCTGGTGAATAGTATGCTGTAACTGAAACTGCGTTATCTGACCAGTAAGTCTGGAGTTTCTTAACCATTTCAAGTTGCTGAACAACATCCATGTTTTGTGCCAAGATTGTACCTTCTGGGGAAGCACAAGGAAATTCAACTACAACAGTGTTATGATCTTCCTTGCCATCAAAGCCGCGAACGTATTCAACATGATAGCCCATATCTCTACAAATGCTAACTAGTTCACTTGAAGAAGACATTCTAACTCTGCGAATATAATATTGTGAGTAGGCTGGATGGACGCCTGGTGTTGCTCCTCCAAGCAAACTTAGCGTTCCACTAGGTTTAACTGTAGTAAGCTTGATGCTCTGAGGATAACTTTTTTGTTTTGACCACTCTTTATCAAATTTGCGAAGAGCCTTATAGCAATCATCGAGCCACTCAATTTTATCTAGAGACTGACAAACGCCTGTGACTCCCAAACCAAGACGCATGTTCTTTCTTACAATCTTGTTTGTTTCATCGTGGATGAACGGCATAGCTGCAATTGCCTTTTGTGTCTTGTAAAGCAAGATTGCACAACGAGTTAACTCCTCTTTTGAAGTAATGTTGTTCAAGTAGAGCTCTGAAAGGTTGCAGCACTCATAAGGAGACAAAGAAATCTCTCCACATGGGTTTGTTCCTTGAACGGAATCTTCATCTGTTGGGTAAAGCTTTGAACCTTTCATTGGACCATCAGCTAAACGACCAAACTTTTGAGAGAGTGGCAGGTTGAAGAAACCGTATGGCTCTCCCTTTGCAAAACCTGTCTTAGAATCTAGCTCGTAGCCGTTTGACCAAATATCATTACTAATATGCTCAAAGTCGTCAGCATAGATTGTATTGTTTGACATAGCTCTCCAGTTTGGAATTGAACCAGAAGACCAGTTCTTGGCTTTAACGTAAAGATAATCGTCTGGATCTCCAAGAGCAATCTCAGCACTACGTCTTACATTACCAGCGACTACAATAGAGCCAATAATGTTGCAAACGTCTAGAACATCGATAGAGCGAAGCTTCTTGCCTTCTCTTTGCTGAAAGATTTGCACAATCTTTTCAATGCCTTCAATAAGGATACCTGGACCAGAAGAGGTTCCACCGAAACCTTTAATTGGTTCACCGTGACCTCTAATAATAATAGTTGAGTATGTAAAGGACTTACCTTTTACATAAAAGGCTTCGAGAACTTTATCTAGCAAAGCTACCCAACCTTGTCTTGAGTCCGGTACAATAAAATCTGCATCTTTTGTTGGTTGATGTGTAACTGAAACTCCTTTTTTAATTTTAGGTAATTCGTGAATATCTTCTCTACGAATGGAGAAACCAACTCCACCTCCAAGCATCAAGTTCTCAAACAAAAAGAGAAATGCTTTTGGATCGTTCATAGAAGCATACCAACAGTTCAATAAACTGTTTGCTCCATATTTGTTAACGGTGTCGGTTCCAAGCTGCCAAAGCATTCTTCCAGCGTAGTTGCACTTGAGATTAAAAATAAGATCAAACAGCTCCTCCATTTCTTCTTTTGTGTAGTCTGCTCCAATGGATTGAGCTCCTTCAATACAACGTTTAACTGTTTCCCACCATTCTTCAGTTGTTCCGTCTGGTTTTGTACGGGCGTATGTTCGTTTGTATACGATGTAACCAAGACCGTTGAAGCCCCATGAAGGAACTAAAGTTTTATACTTCTCCAGAAATTCAGGAGCGAATGTTGTAGGGTTAGTTGTTTCCATAAAAGTTTAAATCTCTTTCCAAAGCACAAATCCAATACGCTCATCAATATCGTATGATTTGTTCATTGTTGCTTGGTATAGGTTTGCAGACCATTCAAAAGGTAATCGAGAAGCTACATCACCGATGTAGTATAACACTAAAGCAAAAGTTTTCAAAATATAAAAACGAGCAAACGTATACATAGTTCGAGTATGCAAATATCTTAACCCCATTTTCAGAAATCTCTACTTAGAAATTTCCGCCACCTGGCTTTTTATCATTCCATTTGTTGGAATTTGGGAGAACAACGTTTTTGTTGTTTAAGTTAACGTCTGATTTCAGGTCCGTAGATGGTTCAGCTTTAACTTCTTCTGGACCATGAACGCCATTTTTACGTTTAAGACTGTTAGGAACAGGACCACGGTTGATACCGTCATCGATAACTTCAATTGCTGCAATCGGAACAGTCATTGGATTGCGATAGAGTCCTGGAGCATATTCAATATAAATGTCGAGAAAAACACCATCTGGAGCTTCTGAGCCAGCTTGATAGTTTTGTGTTGTTGTTGGATAGATTGATTTTACTGCACCAACTCTTAAATTTAAATCAAATGTTGGCTCCATGCATGCTTTAATAATCTCTTGATACGAAGCAGCACGGTTTTTGACATAATCTAGGCTTAAGCACTCTTTTCTAAAGCGCACTCTATCTCCAACAATAATGCCGCCTTGTTGAAAGCGCTCTAGTTCTCTTTCGAATAATAGATTGAAGTTACTCATTGAGTTTACTTATCTTATAAAGCCATAAGATTCGACTTTAGATGTCTCTTTAATAAGTAAAAATGTGGCCATCCGCATACCAAGTTTACATGAAATTGCCAAGCAATATGAGGAAAAAACTCATATTTTTAAGGACTGGCATTTTGACTTTGCAAAATCTAGTGTTTATGATACAACGTTAAACCGAAAAATTGAAGGCAACGATGTTCAAGTTGATTATGATGAACAAGCCATTCGTAATTCACTAAGGAATCTTTTTAATACTAAACCAGGTCAGAGATTTTTGTTTCCGAAATATGGACTTGATTTATATCAGTTTTTATTTGAACCGATTACTAGCGGAAACGCAAGACTTATTGGAGAAAAAATTAAACGCTCTATAGAATTGTATGAACCAAGAATTCGTTTAGTAACATGCGATATTACGCCTAGGGCAGACGACAATACATATGAGATTGCCGTAATTGTACAGTTGCCTGCTTTCAGAACTACAACAACTATAAGTAGTACACTGGACGTTAAAAAACAAACGTTTATTTTCTTAGAAACCTCTAGAAACAGATAATGGAAACCCAGCCTCAAGAAGAATTTAACTTACCAAAAAACAGCTATGCAGCTTTTGATGCAATTAGCTTGAGAAATCTTATTCTTACAAGACTTAATGATCAGAATATCTTCACTGATCAAAATTATATTGGTTCAAACTTAGCTTCGATCATTGACATTATTTCATACGCTTACAATACGCTTTTATTTTATCTTCATAAAACAAGTACTGAAACAACATTTACAGAAGCTCAATTATATGAAAACATCAGCAAGATTGTTAAGCTTCTAGATTATAAGCCCATTGGTTTTCAAACTTTAGCTTTTACTGCTTCAGCTACAAGTGCTTTCCAAGCTGGTACATACAGCATTCCTCGTTACTCTTATCTAACAATTGGAAACATTCCGTTTTCTTTCAATGAAGATATTTCGTTTGCTGTTCCTGTAACTTACAATGCAACAGAATTAACAGACGTTTCTAATAAAAAGCTTTTATATCAAGGTATCTATCGTGAAAATCCTTTATACACAGCAGCTGGGGACATTAATGAAACAGTTATTATAAACAACCCAAATACATTTATTGATCATTTTAATATTGATGTTTATGTTTACGAAAACAAAAAACAGAAGTGGGTTCAATACAAAAATGTACCAACTCTTTATACAGAATCAAACTACGCAAAGGTTTTTGAGAAGAGATTAAACTCATCGCAGTTATATGAAGTTGTTTTTGGAGACAACATAAATGGAAGAAGACTAGAAGCAGGAGACAAAGTTGCAATTTTCTATCTCCAAAGTCTTGGAGACCAAGGAGTAATTGGACCATTTCTTTTACAAGAGTCAGATAGAAATCTTTATACATCAATTACATATTCACAAATTTTACAAGATACTAACTTCCAACAATTAACATATCTAGACTCTGTGGATTTAGGGTACATTCGTTTTGAAAATCCAGTAGGCTCTACAATACCAAAACCAATTGAATCTGTAGATAGTATTCGTAACAATGCTCCAGCTAACTTTAAGAGCCAGTACAGACTTGTAACAACAGAAGACTATGCAACGTTTGTAAGAACAAACTTTGCAAATTTTATTGCTGATGTTCGCGTTTTTAATAACTGGGAATACACAGGAAGCTACCTAAAGTATTTTCATGATATTGATATTGGACCAAGTCGTTATAAACAAATTTTGTTGAACCACGTTCTGTATGCTGACAGTTGCAATTTCAACAATGTCTATATATGTGCTATTCCAAAGGTTTCGAGGGGGTTGTCGTTAAAGTATCTACTGCCTGCACAAAAAGAAATTATTCTTTCAAACATACAGCCTCTAAAATCTCTTACTTCTGAAATTGTATTTCTCGATCCTGTTTTTAAATCTATTTCTCTTGGTTTGAGAGCTGGAGAAGCAATCACCATTGATGATAGATATTATTGCAAACTTCGTATTACAAAAGCCCCTAACAGCAAACGTTCAGACAAAAGTATTGTTAATGATGTTGTTGCTGTATTTGAAGAATATTTCAATCCTGCAAATATCCAACTAGGCAAAACATTTGACTATAGTACATTGTCTCGCAACTTATTATCAATTACAGGTCTCGGAAAACTTGAAACGTATCGAATTGATACCAATGAAAGTTACAACGGCTTATCTCTCTATATGTGGAATCCTACATACCAAGAGTTAGATCAACAAGTTGTTACAAGCAATGTTGAAATGAAAGGCTTTGAGCTTTATTATTTCGATGATCTCGGCAACCTGTCTACTAACATTGAAGTTGTAGAGGAGTCATTCGGCTTGCAGTGATATGGAAACTCCAACATATTTTACAGTTTCTCCTAGTGCACAATCCGGAGACGTCTATGCAACAGATTTTACTTTTACCCTAGACGTTCCTTCTGCCTATACACAATATGTATGGAGTTTAGGAGATGGTACATACATTTATGATACCCCTATTGTAACTCACACATATCAATATCCAGGTCTTTATAAAGTTTCACTTTCTGCATGGAACAGTTTTGGTTCTTCAATTACTGATGTTGCAGACATAGACGTTGATTATGTTTACAGAGACTTAGTTCTATTCAAGGAAATACCAGCTGAATATGGTATTCCTGGTCTTAAAAGCTTAAGCCCCTTTACTGTTTCATTAACCTCTGCTAAAATCAACGAACCGATTTCTATCGTTTTGCAAGCTTTCAATACAAGATCGGTTCCGAATTATGCTGTTCCTGAAAAATGGAATTTTATTACTCCAAGATGGAGATTTATTAGTGCTGAAACAGATGAAATTATTGAAAAGCCTCTTGAACTTAAAACAACACCCATTTATAAAGATTCAAAAATTGTTGCTGTTTCTGGAGAGGTTTCTTTTTATTATATTGATGACTTATCTACAGGTTTAAATCTCACAGATTCTTGTCCGCTGTTGTTATCTGTAACTTTAAGTACTGAAAACTTTTCGTATCCTCCGGAGTCTTTAATCTACCCATATTACAGCTACAGCAACAGTGAGGTTGCAAGAGCTGTTATTGCTTGGCAAATTAATGATGTAATTCCTACTAAATTAAAAGTTACAGAAAATTTTTTAAATGATATCTATCCTATAAAGTGGTCAGGCATTCCAGTACCAGTAATGATTACTTGCGAGTTTGATCCTGCTCTTATTGATACCTTTGATAATATTCAGTTATCAACAACAAACGTTTTAGCTTATCCTCGTACAAACAAGCTAGGCTTGAAAGCCCCAGTAGTATTAGCGTTATCAGGAAGTCAGTTTTATCCTTCGAGTGCTTATAACATAGATGAGCCAGTTTTATACTTTAAAGCTGCTGATGAACAAAATAATAACATTAGTGGCTATTTGTTTACTACTGTTACACCTTTAGTTCCTACGGTAAGTTCAACACCTCTTTCTGGAACGTTGTTTGATTATGATTTAGTTGTTACAGTTAGTACTACAGCTACAAATCAAGAAGATGAAGCTTCTACATTTAGCTTTCCTGATGGTTATGCCATCTATCCTTATGTGTATATTTCACATCCGTTTGAAAGTTCAATTAACAGACTGAACATTGTTACCTATCCTTCAAACTGTGAAAATATTAACTACTATAAAAACCTTGGTTTGCTAGTTGAAGGACAAGTGAGCTATGCAAATGTTCCTACACTTTCAACATCCGATGTTGTAAACTACACTCTTTCAGGAACAGCTGCTGTTTATGGCATGGCTTTCAATCCAGCTAAAAACAAACTATACGCTGCAGATTCTGATCAAGATACTCTTTACATTTACGATCAAGGTAAAACCTTGACAAAGACAGTTTATCTGTCAACAATTACAGATAGTGATTATAACTCTCCATCTTATGTTTCAATTGATTCAAAGAGCAATGTTTGGGTGTCTCTTTATAACAATCAACGTTTGTTGAAATTTGATTCTAATTTAAACCTTTTGTTGTCAACAGTTCCTTCTGTTACAATTCCTCTATCAACTACAAATGACAATGAGTTTGGAGGTATTGGAGAATTTCTAATTGCCCCTCCTGTTGTTGAGACGGATAAAGATGATAGCGTTTGGGCTTGCTTTGCTCATCCTTTAAGCAGTAGTTTGTTTAAGTTCAATTCTCTTGGCACAGAGCTCTTTCGGGTTAGCTCTTTACCTGTAAGTAGTGTTCCTGTTTCAATTTCTATTGATGTGGATAATAGTGCTTGGGTTGCGTGTTATAATTCAAACACTCTTGAACACTACTCTTCAGGAGGAGAACTTTTAGAACGAGTTAATGATATTGTTCATCCAAGCTATATAGCAATAGACCGTCAAAGTAGAGTTTGGTATACATACGGTTATAATAGATGTGGTGTTTATGATACACTTACAGCTCAAACAAGTACATGGAAATTTAATGGAGAATTAAAGACGGTTACATCAGTTGTAAGCAGCTTAACAGGAGCTGAACTATACGATGCTACACACGAAAATGAAATTTGGGGAGGTCTTGCTGTAGACGTCTTCAATAGAGTCTGGGCTATCGATTCTGAAAACAATACAGTTTTTGCATTTAATACAAACGAAGTCGATTTAGCAAGAACGTTTATAGTGCTTCCGAAAGCCAATAGCAACTATCTGCTTCGTAGTGGAGAAACGTTTGTTAGAGAAATACCTACAGATTATGTAAGATCAGCTCAAGCTGCTGGAGATTGGACAGGAAATAAATGGTATCAGAAATATACAGGAAAGTATAACTCCCTTGGAGTTTCTGGAGTCTCAACTCCATTCAAGGTGTATGATATCGATAGCTCTTATCAGATTACTAAAGTTAATGAAGAGTTTGATATGGCTGGTCATTATAAAGCTCTTGCTTTACCAGAAATTTTAAGTCAAAACCAACAGCTGTTTGATGAATTTTTTGCTGCTGTCGTTGGAGACGGTAATCCTACAACAGAGAGTGTTGGTCGAGTTGTGTACGAAAGAATTGCTAACTTTGTGCAAGCTCACGCTGATTTTGAAACAGCAGAAGTCGAACAACTACTATCCTTTGCTAGAGAGTTGTCTGTAATTGGTAAAAACTATGGAACAGACTTTCCATCAGAAGTTAGACGTCTAATAAATATGTTTTCAGTTCCTAAGCATTTGCTTAGAGGTTTACCAAGTTACGATTCAGATGATGCCAATAACATTGGTGCTTACCTAACAGAAAACACAATGATTACTGCTGGTCAGTATCTATTTTTGAAGGACAGACAGTTTGACAAATATCAATTGGTTTATGTTGATCCGCTAGAAACAGATTATGGGCTAGCAAACGTATATCCTTTATCTAGCTTGAATGTCTCTGGTTTGAGACAACCTCTTTTCGATAACTATCATTGCTTTGAATACGACCAAAAACAAATTGGTTATTTCAACAATATCATAAATTGGGATTCTGCTTATACAACAATTAACTACAATCTTTCTACAGAACAAGAGTGGTACGGAGAAGACGGATTAGTTGAAATTATGTTCAACAATCTTTTGACTAAGAAACTGTTTGAACCTATTACTTTACCAGCTTCAACTCCGGAACCATCCTATCCAGAGCTCACAATGTTCCCAACAGCTACATTGGAAGGGGTCACCCCAACTCCAACAGAGTCTCCAAGTCCAACTCCATCAGGAACAGCTACACCAACACCATCTCCTTCAGAAACCCCAGCAGGTACTCCATTCCCAACTGCAACAAACACACCTACACCTACAGAGTCTCCAACACCTACAAACTCTCCAACAGCAACAGCTTCACCAACACCAACAAGCTCTCCAACGCCTTCAGGTACAACTACGCCAACTCCTACAGAATCTCCAACACCAACAAGTTCACCAACACCGACAGGCACCGTAACTCCTACACCAACTCCTACAGAAGTTCCGCCAATTGGGGCTATTTGGACAACAACAACTACAATTTCATCTGGTATACAGGATTGGGATCGTATAAGCTTTGCTAATGATAGATTCTACGCTTTCCGTTCTACAACTACAAACCTAGGAGCAACGTCTCTAGATGGTGTTTCGTGGTCAGCAGTTACAATGAGTGATTCAGCTCGTTGGAATGGGGTTGCTTATGGAGGAGGAACATATGTTGCTGTTGGTGGATCAAGAGTTGAAAGATCTACAAACGGAATCAATTGGACTTCAGTATTTCCAACTTTGGGTACTACTCCTTTTGGTGGACCAGTTATCTTTGGTAACAATACATTCTTTACAATTAGAGATGGTGCAAATAATGCAGCTGCATATTCAACAGATTTAGGTGTATCGTGGTCCCCAATAAATATTGCAAATGCGGCTGCTAGTGGAAGAAAGTATCTTGCTTATGGTAACGGAATTGGTGTTATGGTTCAAGAAGGACTCAACTCCGTGTGGATTTCATCAAATCTTATTTCTTGGACGCAAATTAATTCTCCTTTTGGTTTCCCAAGTACAACCATAGCAGGAATTGCTTACGGTAATGGAAGATTTGTTGTTGTGATGAAAAATTCAACAACGTGCTACATTTCAGTTAACAATGGTGTTACTTGGTTTTCCGCAACTATAACCCTTTACTTCAACGATTGGAGTGGTATTGTCTTTACAGGTTCCCACTTTGTTGCCTTGAGTGAAGATGGTGCTGCAGCATACTCAACGGATGGTAACTTCTGGTATCTCGCAAATCAATATCTACCCGGTATCTGGCAAGATATGGGTTATGGAAATAACAGAATCGTTGCATCTAAACTATTTGATGGCAGCTTTACAATTTCTCCTCCTCCTGGACCAACCCCAACACCTTCAGGAACTGTAACACCTACACCAACACCAACACCGTCTTCATCGAACACTCCAACACCAACAGTTACACAAACACAAACTTCAACTCCTTTACCAACCAATACACCTACTGGAACAGGTCCTACAAGAACACCTACACCTACACCTACAGTAACAAGAACTCCTACTCCAACACCATCTCCATCTCCAACAACTTCAGGAACAGCAACCCCAACACCAACATTTACTGGTACACCAACACCAACACCAACACCAGAAGGTATTGTAGTTGCTAGTGCTCCTACAATTCTTGTTACAAACAATACAACATTTAGTGGCACTTATACTAGAATGTTTGATAATCTTAATAGCAGCTATTATTATGAAAGACAAGATAGTGTTTATTTCTTTGGAGATCCAACCTCTTTAGGTTACGGTTATTGGGCGTTTATTGATAATAACAGTAACCTTGTAGGCTATAACACTTCAACATATGCTCCAGCTCTTCCAACAACAGGCTGGGTAAGTGCAATTGGCGTTCCAGTTGCATGGAACATTGTATTGCCGCCTAATGCAACTCCGACACCAACAGGAACTGTTACACCTACACCAACACCTAGCTCATCACCAACACCATCTCCGTCTCCTTCCTTTACGCCTACACCAACTCCTACAGCAAGTAGTACTTCAACACCTTCACCAACTGAAAGTAGTACACCAACACCAACTCCTTCTGTAACGGAAACAGATCTTCCAACACCAACTCCATCACCTACAGAGAGTAGTACTCCAACACCAACTCCTACAGAAAGCAATACACCAACTCCTTCACCTACTGAAACTAATACTCCTACACCAAGTCCTTCACCTACAGAGAGTGGTACACCAACCCCAACTCCTTCGCCAAGTCCTTCACCTACAGAGAGTGGTACACCAACACCAACACCTTCATTCACACCAAGCCCAACTCCAACCATTACACAGTTAGTTAATTCTCCTGAAATTGTTCTAACTATTGATACTAGTAAAAACTCTCCAACAGATAGCTTTACTTTACCGCTATCGTCAGGTGTCTACTATGACTTTAACATTTTCTGGGGAGATGGAACAGGAGAAGTAGTTGAAGGAGATTCTATTTCTGGGATCACGCACACATATGCAACATCAGGAATATACACAATTAACATAGCTTAACAATTTATGATAATTCCAGCAATCAAATTTAACAATTCGTCTGATAGCAAAAAGCTTTTGTCTATTGATTTAGGGCTAGTTTCAGAACTAAGCTCCTTACAAGAGTCTTTTTATGGATGCGCTAGCCTAACTAGCATTAGTGCAAATAGTTTTTCTGAAGCTGGTAATTTCTTCTCTACATGGAAGGGTTGTAGCGCTTTATCAAACTTTCCAGCGATTAGTTGTTTGTCTGGTGTAGATTTTAGATACGCTTGGTCTGGTTGTTCAGGATTATCAAACTTTCCAAGTATAACTTGTACAGAAGCATTGCAATTTGTTGGAGCTTGGGAAAACTGTACTGCTTTGACAGCCTTTAATACAGTCGTGTTTCCCAAAGCAATTAATTTTGAAGATGCTTGGAATGGTTGCTCGTCTTTTGTAGTATTTCCTTCAATTGATTGTTTTCAAGCACAAGACTTTACGAGTGCTTGGGAAAATTGTACATCTTTAACTGCTTTTAATATGCTCTCGTTTTTAAGTGCAGTTGAGTTAAACAATGCTTGGTATAATTGTAGTTCATTGACTGATTTTCCAGCAATTAGCTGTCCAAATGTTGTAAACTTTGCAGGAGCTTGGAGAGGTTGCACATCATTAACTGGTTTTAACTTTAATTCAGACACATTCTCTAAACTAGCAAATGGTTTTAATTGCTTTTTGGGTGTAACGCTTCCAACACAAACGTGGTCTGCAATTTTGACTTCTATTTCTGCAACAAACACTATTGCTGGTGCATTCTTTCACGGTGGAAACAGTAAACGTAACACAGAAGGCACTGCGGCTTATAACTATCTTACGACTAATCGCTTTTGGACTATTACAGACGGCGGACCAGAATAAAACTAATAGAGTTTAGCGTTTTGAAATAAACCATCAGTAATAAATACCATATAAGTGGAACCACAATTTTTAAAGCAATTAGCTCAAAATAAGCCACAAGGTGCACCAAGTGACTACAATGCACCGTTTTCTTATTTGGAGTGGAAATTACGTAGACCGAGCATTAATGAAAGAGATGCTGTCTATCACTACAATCGATATCTAATTGAGTGGTTTGAAACAAACAAAGAAAGAAAAGTTTCTAAACAATTTGTATTAAGACAAAGATATTTGTATCTTTTAAGTCAGCTTCAAGTATATTTTTCTGAAGAAGAGCGAAACAACTGGTATAACAAAATTAATCTAGCTGATGAAAAAGAATTGCTGTTAGCAATACCGTTTTTTGCTAGAAAACTTAAAGACATCTCTCTTTACTATCTTAAGTTACGTAAACAACTTAAGAATACAAAACTCAAGTACAACACTATTGGTTCGCACAGTGCAATAGAAAGAGAGCTGGAATCATATTTCTTAAAAACCTTTACAACAGAAAATTTAGAGCTTTCTACCTCAATCCAACAACAACTTCCAACATTTCAGGAGCTTAAAGATTCTTTATCTATTGAGGTCGAAGAACTTTACGACGACAAGAGCTACCAAGATCATTCTGACACTATGCCTTTGTCTGCATATTACAATCTTGCAGATGAAGCTACTAGTGAGTTTTTTGCAACAAAGGGAATTACACTATCATCGGCAGATTGGCTGTTTACTGCCTTGAACATACCAGTTACTGCATCCGTTGAAGCTTATACCGTAGCAGTAACCGGAGATATTTTTGAAATTCCAGAAAGTACGTTGTATGGGGCATTCATTGGAAAATATCTTGCTGAAGACAAATACAGTTTAGCTGTAACGAATGTTTCTGCATCAATTGATGTAACCCAAGTTGATCTTCAACAAGGCAACAACTATTTTTACTATCCTTACGGTGTAGTAGACACAAGTCTTTCAATTCCAAGAAAACTAATAACGGTTCCACTTAGCTCACTTCTTATTGAAGGATCAACACCAGGAGATGATATTAAAACAGGTGACGTTATTTTTGTTAAAAACGGAGATTCTTTAAAATCAGCTTGGCTTTACGATCGTGTATATGATGAGAGTTCAATTGCTATGAACGCTCGGTTGAAAACTAATACAACCACTTCGTTTATTTTTCCTTATCCTGGTTATGGTTTGTCAGGTCAAAACTTTGAGTGGACAGGACCAAGTACAAGTTCAAACGGAGAATATAATTTTCTATCAAGAGAATATAAAACTGCTGTTAATTCTGCTTATTGGTCACAAACTCTCTCCGGAGATAGCTGTGATAGTATTTTGCTTAACAACACAACCTTGATTAGTGGGGCTCCGTATGCAAGTAACAATCCTTTGTTTTCTGATCAAGTTTATCTGAGAGAAAGATCTACAGAAAGTTCAAACTCACAAGTAGGTTCATTAGGAGCTTGGCTATACAAATTCGAAAAAACTGCAATCCCAATTGACAGCAATCAAAGCAATGTTGTCTTGTGGCCATACACAACCGTAAGCCCTAAATCAGCTTTACCTTATCATTTACAAAATATAAACTACCGAAACGCTTGCATGCCTGTTCGATTGCAGGATTTTAATACCTCTCATGGTATTGCTGGAGCTGAGTTTGATTACGCAGACAAGATTTATAAACTAAATAAATTTTCTGACACTTTCCAACAAGCAACAGAGTGTGTGTGGTTGTCATCTGGGTACGACAGAGTAGGAGATGTTCAGTTTGCAAAACAAGACGGTTTTAATGCTAGTTTTGAAGCAGGAACAGCCTTGCGTTTTGTTTGGACTGGACCTAATAACTCGCCTTTAAATTCTGTATTCTCGACAATACGGCATGCTGACAACTGTGTGTTCTCAAGCAACTTTGATTCTCTATCAGCATTAGACTGGCAACAATGTACCTGCAAGCAGGTTTATTATACTCCACTTGGACATCCTGGTAGAACATTTAAAGACTATAATGCTATAGCAGACTGTATTGTTGAAGAGAATAATACTATTTTGGAGGAGTTTGATTTTGGATCGTGGATCGACGAGGGAGATCAAACTATTACAAATTCTCAAAAATTCGCTTGGTATAGAACTTATAGTAAGCATAGTTGGGGCGATGGTAGATGGGTTTCGAGTGACGGAACATCACAACCTTTTACATTGAAATATGGTAAGACGTACATTTATAGACGTTCGAATAACGGCTTTGGAAGTACTAATTTACCACACTACTCAATCTCATATGCTTATGGTTCCAATAATGCTGTTTGGAAGAAAGCTAGAAAATCTGAAGGTGGAGTTTGGTATGGTTTATCTGCATCAGCTCCGTCAGAAATGGTTTTTTATCCTGGAGACTTCTTTGTTTATGATAGACAGCCTTACACAACCTCTGCATTAATTTCTAGTGAAATTGTTTTAGGTCGACCAGAAAACCGTGGCAGTATTTGGTCTAGTATTGATTACGTAGTTGTTGACCCAGCACTAAGCAATAATTCAGGTTCTACTGCATATCCAACAACTATACAAAGATATTTGCAGACAGTTTATGTAAGCTGGCCTACAGAAACAGCTCCTCTTGGAATTACAGATCCTCAATATCCACCCTATTCACTTACAAGCCTTTCAGCAATTTCTGCGTGGGATATTATTTACGATCAAGATCCAACAAAACGTACAAGACTTTATAAAGGTTCGAAATATACTCTTTCTCAACCATCATACGGTCAAGTTGCTCTTCCAGGAAGTTGGTATTCGAGCGATGTTTCTGGGTTTAGCTTTACACCATATCTAACAGGTACATATACAATTCAAGTAACAGCTATAGCTGGAGGAAGCGGACAGGTTTTTGCCTTCACGAATATTCCAAAGGTTACAGCAGTGAATGTTTATCAGGAAGAAGAAAAACCAATTACCTTTGAAACTGATTCTACAGGGTTTCTTATTGAACAACCTTTGTTGGGTTGGAATTATAATACTAATTCTCCGAGTAGAACTGGAGAAGGGGCCCGTCCTTATTGGGCTGTCTTGTATAGCGAAAAAAACCCAACAACCCAAAGTAAGGGAATTTATTCATGGGGATATCCATACTCGTATATTAACAACTATCTACCAAACAAGCACCCTCAAATTTCTCCGTTAAACCTCGAGTTTGGAACAGTTGTTGAATATTTTAGAAAAGGCTTTTCGTTCGATTGGGCTCAACCAATTACATATAAAACATACGTTGGTAAACCGTTGTGGTGTCAACTTTCAGCAGTAACAACAAACGGATCTCCGCTTTCTGCAGTATTTGCTTCCGAAACCCGTCCTGATTTTATCACATATCCTCAGAAAACGACAACAGATATTGAACTTTCAAACTTGCTTAACGGACGTCCAGTTGAAATATTTTATTATGCAACAAATTCGTTTACTTGGAATGTTTCTGTAGAGGTTCTTGAAACACCTCCTGCAGTAGAGCCTGCTATGTTTTTTAGCTCTGCAACTCCATGGGCTAACCTACCAAATCGATTCTTTCCTACAATTGCTCAGGTGCCTGTTTTAGAAGAAATTTATTCAGAGTCAGATGTTGGAGGTTATTTTATTCCTCAAAACCTCGGAGCGTCTCAGTATCTAAACAAAAACTTTACAGCTACACTATCTACAAATAATCTCTCTGGAACATTCTTAGGAGAAGATGTAAACATACACGTTGGAGGAAGAGGACACTCTAAGCAAGATCAGGCAACTTTGTACACTTGGAATGAAAACAATGAGTGGCTTAAAGAATCATCAACTACTGAACGGTTGGCTGGTGCAGTTAAAAAACCATTAACAAAAGCGTTACAGACGTTTATTCCATATCAACAAAACGATGATGAAACTCCTCTTGGTTTAATCAACACAAAAAGTAGACTAACTCCTTGGGGTGGTCCGTATAAAGACACCTGGACAGACAGTGCAAACGAACCAAAAAGCTTTACTGGAGTTAGAAATGTTTCAGCTTGGGCTGATACACAGGTTTTAAAAAGAAACGAAGAAGTTTTAGATTATTGGACAACGGATGTATATGGAAACCAATATGGTCTATTTAAAGACTTGTTTGATATTCCTGTTGTTGAAAGAAAAAATGTATACGGAGAGCTATGGACAAGAACCAATAATCAAATGGTCTTTCCAGCAGCAATTTCCTTATCATCAGTTTTTCAAAACATGGCTGACGAAAGACAGAACCAAAGTTTATTTTTAGAACTAACTGGACGGGGTATTAAATCAATCGATTGCTTCTTTGATACATTGATGATAGAAACATCTTCTGCTTTATGTTTCGCTCAAATAGATTACGACTACGAAGATCAGATATTAGAATCTCCTGTTGATTTTATTAGAGGCATTACACTAAACGAAAAACTTCGATATGAACAAACATGGTTTTTTACTGAAATTAAAAAAGCAATAGTTCTATTAACATCAATCGATAGCAATAGTGGAACGTTTGTTCCTCGTTTCTATGACTTGGATTTAGAAGTTCACACTTTGCAAGAAATTTTTCCTGTAACAGAAACAGAATCAAATAATTTTGTAAATTCTTTGGATGGTTTTACTTTTAAAGAGTTGTCAAGAGCATCAATTCACTACAATCCTTCGTCTCTCAAGTTCTTAGTAACATATACAGGATTGACTGACGAGGATAAGCCGTTTGTCATTAATATTACAGTTAATGCATATGAAAACTATAGCTTTGAAAAAGTCAAAATATATGTAGATCAACCAACAAACGTATTTTGTTTGCCTCCAATTTTTACATCTCCAAGGTTCGTAACCGCTGGAAACGGAATGAATTTTTCACTGCAAGGTATAGCTTCAAACAACCCCGATAGCTGGAAAATACTTAGTTTTTCGAATCACGTTAGTGCAACAAATACAGGAACTGTTTTTGGCAACTTCCCAAACATTGGCGTATACGATGTAAACATTGAACTTCAAAACAAGTGCGGTGTTATTAGAGATTCTATTACTTTTAATATTATCGATCAAAGCATGTTGCCAACTCCTGGTCCAACGCCAACGATGGCACCTCCAACTCCTACTCCGGATCCAACATCAACTCCAGCTCCAACACCAACACCTTCTTCCTCACCTGGACCAACACCAACACCTTCTTCCTCACCTGGACCAACACCAACACCAACAATAACTCCTGGAGCTTGGTGCGTTGAACCAGGAACTACTCCAGCAACAGTCAACATCTTGAATGTTTATTCTGCAGCATTGCCTCCTGAATCGGGATATAGTAGACTTAAAGCTTGCTATAGATGTGTAACGTTAACAGTTAATGCAAACGGAGACGTAACAAATACTTCTCAGTCTGGTGCGACGTGCCCAAATAATCTCAACTTAGCAAATATAATAATCAATAATGGATTGGTTCCATCAACGCAAGGTGTATACACTTATGTATTTGAATTCTTTGGTTGGAGAAAACAAGGTGTTTATCAAACAGAACCTCCAGGTTGGTATTGTGCTGATGATGAGTATGGCATTTGGACAGAACCAAGCACCGCATCTCTCTTGTCTTTAACGCTAACGCCATAAATAACATTAGATCTTTGACATAGGCCCATATCAGGTTAATTCAGGGAAAATCCAGAACGGACAATCCTGAGCCAAGCTCGTGTAGGAATACACTTGAAGGTGCAACGACTAGGTAGCGAGTCCAGAACGGACAGTAATTCTACCCAAGAACGCCTGACATCAAAAGATGAAGATATAGTCTGAACTGTATAGGAATATGCAGAATTTCAATATAAACAACTGAAAGATAACAAGTGCTGTAGCCGACCGAAAGATCGTGTCCCCAAAAAAGCACGACCATAAGGAAGGCTCAGGGTCAAAAGTATATTAACCGTAGGTGGTACTATAAGTATTGGAAAGACTCTTTCCATGAATAGTACTGTTGAATTTTATAGTTTTAAAACCGTTTTGCCTGATTATAGCTGGGATTACGGAACACCTCTTGTAGAGTATAACACTTTTTTAACAAACACTCAAAATTTCATTGCTCCTAGTAATAACGATTTAGGAAGGGAGTATGTTGGTTATGCTCCGTTTTTTTCGGTAACACTATCATCTGCTGCTGGAAGTGTAGCTTTATCTTCTGCTGCTATGCGTAGAGATATTGATTTTGGAGATTATTATAACCAAGAAACAAACAACGCTTTTACAGCTAGCCTTTCAAATGTTTTATTTTGTCACAATTATGTAATGCCCGGATTGTATACCATTCGTTTTAAACAAATGGAGTGGGTTTATATACAAACTGCAACTTCCGGAATTTATGATTGCTTGGATCGCTATTGTATTAACTGGACTTGGGCTCAAGCTAATTGTTTAATTGGAGGCTTTCCGATAACATGGCAATCAACACTGACTGGAGAAGAATACGAAAAAATCTGGCGCTTTGAAGGGTGTGATGCAGACTGGGCATCTAGAGCAGGTTTGTATATTCAACCAGTCGAGCAAAGAGAGCGATTCCCATTATCTTGGCAGTGGTACAACTTTTTTTGTCAGAGTATTAACAATCCTAAAAATACTCCAGTAACATGGGCACAAGCAACATTCCAAGGGCCAGAAGAACTTACGTGGTCTGGAACATCTGGACCGTGCTTAGAAATATCAACAAACAATACAATCTGGCGATGGGATAACATTAAATGTGATACACAAAGCAATCCTCTTGTAGATCCAATTACTTGGGATGAAACTAAGTGTTCTGAGCCTGGAAGTAAAACATGGTCTCAGGTTGCTTTGGCATGTGAAGAAATAGCTCCAACCCTTTCTGCTGGAGTACGAGAAGTTATTAAAGAAGCAACAATTAGAGTTCTTGAAATTCCACCAAAAGTCTATTTGCATGCAGTTGACTTACCAGATCCAGAAGAGCTACGCTCTCCTCTTACTGTACGTTTGACACCAAGATATATAAAGTGCGGAAGCTTTCCTATTGAAAAGATTGTGTGGGATCTTGGAGACGGCAGTCCTTTGATAACTCAACGTAGATGGGCAAACATTAGTGAAAAACCTTTTGCTTATAATAGTGTCTTTAATTTGGATTATGAAGACCCAAGAAACTTTGATATAATTCATACATACAACAAAGACTTGCAGACCGTTTATGCATTTTATCCTTCGATTACGGCATACGCTTCGTCGACCGGAACAACTGATTGTGCAGCTACAGTTATTGGTCCAATACAAGTAGATTCAACTAAAGTTGTAGCTCCAAAACTAACACTATTACAAAATGAGTTAGTTAAGGATAAAGTTGTGCTTTTAGGTGATATAGATAACACTATAGCTGCTTGGAACGTAGATAATTAATAACATGGACGAAGTCCCTCCATTACCAGTAGCTTTACCTCTATCAGTAAGCTTTTATCCGCTTTCTGCTCTTAATCCAGTTAAGTTTACCTATAGATACAACTCAGAAGAAAAACTTGCAGAAAAACGAAATCTTTTCGATGGAGGCTTCTCGTATTATGAATACGAAATGCTTAATGGATTTAAAGACGCTACACTTAGTAAAAAAAACTGTTTAGTTTTAACGGATATTAAAGCTTTGGATTTAGTCTTTAAAGAAAAGCCTACAAAACTAACTCTCGGAAACATAGCTGGTTGTGTAAATCTTAAAACAAAAAACGGAAAGTATTTTACGACGCACCGCAATCAAGTTTTTATTGGAGGGATTGGCAAAAAGTTATTTTTAAATCTTATTCCTATTTCAGGCAATGTTGTTGAGCTTAAATCAGGAGAAGATGATGCATATCTACAAATTGATGAAGGTTATCCGTATACAATTAGACTTTCAAACGAAGTTTTATCTCAAGATGAAGCTTACAGAAGAAGATTTACGGTTGATTACACAAATAACCAAATGACTCTTCAGGTACAAACAAACCAAGGTTCAAGGTATGTTTCTTATTCTTCTGTTGATCGTCAAGTTAGAGCTACGGGTTTAGAGCTGAACGAAACAATTATTAACCCATATAGACTTGATGTTGAACTAATCTCCAAAGGCTCGTTGCTATACAACTTTAACCCAATTAACGATGAAATCAAATACTTCAATGATCTAGCTGCTTTCAAGAACAGAAGAACTCTTGAACTTAAGCAAGCGAGACAAAAGGATACCAACTATATTGTCTCTTGTCCAATTTCTGAAATGGCAAATTCTCAAGAAGTTGTTGTTAACATCGCTTTATCCAAAACAAACTTCTCCTCATCAGGAACATATTCAATTGAATCATGAGCTTTAGAGATTACAATAAACTATACGTTCACACTAACCGCACCGATGGTTCGGAAAAACTTTTGCTTGGTTATCAACACGACAGCAGAGAAATTGTGTTTAAGAAAGACACAGAAACATATTTTCATGTGCCTTATTTTACTGAGTCAATCAAACTCAACGAAAGCACGCTAAATTTTAACGGAGCTGTTGGTGGACCTTTTCCCGCTGCAGCAGATCGAATTTTTAAGAGTCGTAAAAATTTCGGAAACGTAACTGCTTACGGAGAACCGACAGACATTGCAGATGGCACATGGTTTTGTAGTTGGTTGTATCAAAACGAAAACGGAACTCTTACGTGGATGGATAGATTGTATAATCCAGGTAAGTTTAATATGTCCATAGCTTCAGCTCAACTAACTGAAAGCTCTCTTTACGTTCCATTCAATCCTGTTTTTAGAGATGTTCCATCTACAATGATATTTGAATCAGGAGTAATGTACAAATATTTCCATATTGGAGAAAAATCTGCAGCTCAGCTTGTAACTACACTCGGAGGAGTAAGTTCTGAAAGAGTTATGCTTGATTTAAAAGATTGGGGAAACACAACAGTTGATAAATCTAAAAACAATGCAGAAGTATTTGTTATTAGTAATGCATCAACAAATGAACTATATCCAGATCTTAATGACGTAGAAAGAGTACCAAATCCAGTTATTAGTTTTGATAATAATAAAAATATTGAAGTCTTATTAGATTTTGAAGACTTCTTTAATTCAACAAACGAGTTTACGGTTTCGTTTTGGGCTAAAAGTCCTAATTGGCATAGCTGTCAGTCAACACAGTTAGTTGGCAATATGTCTTCTCGTGGAGGATACGGATTGTTTGTTCAAAATTTAAGTAGCTTTCCGTTTTTTGTTATTCCAGAAACTGGCTATGGTCACTTATTGTATGTTAATGAAGGAGCTAGTGGATTTCTAGATAAGTCTGTAAAGTTAACACCAAGTCCAAGTGTTAGTGCAACTCCTGAACTCGTTGCTATTGATTTTGATAATAATGTAATTGTAGCAAATAATGACGGCTCATCAACAATTAGCAAGTATGATAACGCAGGAAGACTTATAGCATCAACGAGACTATCTGTTCCTAGATTCTCTTATCTAACTAATACCGAACAACCAGTTCAACTTATTTGTGGACCAAATGATACATTTAGTGTTTTAACGACTAATGCAATTTATAATTTTGACACATATCTTAATAACACATCAACTTTAGTCAGAGGCATCTCTTCTACAACTGTTGCTGCTTATGAGTATGATACAACTACAGGAGAGTATGATTTGTTGTTACATGATGGTGTCAACGACGTAAAATACATCCAGCAAACAATGTGGGCTTTGTCAGCTTTTGATGGAAATTTATATCGAAAAGAGTCTGATGAAGATCCTGTTATGTTTGCTGAATTGCAAGGAAGGGGAACAAACTTAGCAATCGATCCATATGATAGAATTTGGGTTCTACATGGAACAAATGACATTTCAGTCTTTAATTCATACAATGAAAAGCTACTAGATAAACCCTTACTAAAACTTGATATCGGAGAAGATAAACCTCAAGCAAGAAAAAATATAAGTTTCTTTTGTGCTTATGATAGAAGTACAAACACCAAAGTTTGGAGATGTGTTGTGTATTATTCAAATGATTTGAATTTTTATGTTTTAGACTTGGAAGGAAATTTACTTCAAACTGTTGGACTAATATCTTTGTTTAACTCTACAATTCTAAATGTTTTAAAGGAAACATCAGACAGCTTTAAGTTTTTTGGAAAAGGAGATTTTACCGGTTATGAACACAAACGGGTTTTTGGTAAACTTGCTCCTTATAACCAAGAAACACAGTTAGTGTTTAGAGTAGCTCTCAAAGATAAAACGAGAAACGATTTAACATTCAAACAATTTAAAGTACAAGCCTCAATAGGAAATTGGGATACAGAGAGTTGGCAGCATATAGCAATTGTTTTGAGAAACAGATCATTTAAAATATATGTTAATGCAGTCAAAAACTTAGAGTTAAACTATACCGGGGAATACGAACTTTCTTATGAGCTAAGACCTCCTTTCTATATTGGCACTCCCGTCGGTTCTCAGTCTGGCTTTAATAACGAGATTGCATATACATCTAGTATTTTCAACGGTTACTTTGAAGACATTAAAATGTACGATTATGCTTTAAAACCTGAAACATTGGAGTTGTTTTTACGAGCTGCATTGTTTGGTCAAGACCTATATTGGTCGATGCCTGTTCCTGAAATCCAATACGTTGAAAAGATTGAAAGAATGTTTAAACACAAGCTACCTGGAGCCAAATCCCAGTTTTACAGTGTGAAAATTAACGGTTCGAAAATTACTGATCAAGCAACAAGAGCAATTATTGAAGAGCAGATCAAGCAAATCGTCCAACAACTCCAACCTGCAAACGTTGATCTTTTAAAGGTTCACTGGGTGGATTAATACAATAAATAACTCTAATGGCTTTAGACCTTTTTGTCAATTTTGAAAGGAGTGAAAACGGCTCTTTGTTTTATAGATTAACAGGTGATAACCTGACGTTTTCTATAAAATTAAGTGACATAGCACGTCCTGAGGAAGTTGATGATACATTTTATTACGCTGAATCTTCGTTAAACGGTGCACCGTTTACAGAGTTCAATTCTAACGCAGGAGGCTATTTTATCGGTCAGTTTTCACTGCCTTCTGCTCAAGGAGTGAACACAATTTCGGTTAAGGTTTCTTCAGCAACTACAAATCAGCTGGTTAACAGCTTTACAATGTCTGCAGTAATTTTAAGTGGTTATCCAATTGCTAATTTTATTGCACTTCCTTCTTTAGTTATTGATGAACAAACTGGCGATCCCTTAAACTTGTATTTTAACAACTATCTCTTTTCAGAGGGTGTTTATTTTTACGGAGAAGGACATACAGAAACAATATACCTTTCAACGTATTTGAAGCCTGATAACTCTCAGAAAGCCAACTGGTATGTTGGTACAAATCCCGGAACGTTAGTAAACCTTGATACAAGAACATCATTGTTTGGTGTTTCAGCTGATACATCTTTAAATCCTCTTTTAACTTCCTATGTAGAGTTAACATCAAGGCCGGATTTTGAAGCATCTTATCCAATAAACCTATTGGTTACAAACGAGTCAATTCTATCATCAGCTCCAATTATAAAGTTCAATGACTCTACTGGTCAGCCGGAATACTACCCGTATTTTAGATCATCTCTAAGTGCTGACTTTTTGTCACTTTCTCTTGACAATACAACACTAAGAAACAGTATTGTTATTAAAAAATACCCTAACGTTTTAACAACTTCTTTTGAGTCTCCTTTTTTACAAAACGAAATAACCCTACCTCTTGATTTTACTACACAAAAATTTACAGGTTTAATTTTGAACCCTCCTGCATCTGGTGTTTTGTCAGAAAGCTTTATTGGTTCTCAGTGGAATGTAACAGCATCAACGACACTAGGAAACTCTTGGACAGTTACAACTGCTCCTCTTTCCACAATTTTAGCATATCAATTTCAACTTGGCTACAATACTTTAGTTGATGCTGAAATTCTTCCTGTCTTTAAAGCTTCTACTCTTGCTCCAACAACCGTTACTGTATCAGTTTCTAGCTATAAGAGAGCTCTCATTGAACTCCCTACTGGATATCCCAATGACTGGTTACCAAAGACAATTGCTAATGAGTTAAGCGCTCAAGCTCTTGTCAATCCATTGCCGTTTGCTAGCATATATACTCCAAACTATTTTGTAATAAAAGACTCGCACGTTCCTCTCTTTATTGTTTCTGAAGTTGCTTACCCTTATACCTTAGAATCCTTAACAGTTACATCTGAGCGTTCTCCCACAACACTCTTTTTGTCAGCAGGAGCTTTGTCAGGCACGATGTTGTTTACAGATGTCGGTCTTGCAGATTTATCAGCAACAGCAGTTTTACGGAATACAATTACATCAAAAGTTGAACAAACATCTCTTATCTTACCAGATATGTTTGAAATACTGTATTACTACGATGATGTACAAACAGATTTTTACAGATCAGAGCTTACACCGTTAGTTCTAAAAAATGCTCAAGAGCCTAAGCTTTCTCCAAATGAATGGGTTACAGCTGACAACATTAATAGTATAATTGAAAAAATTTACAATATTGTAGATCAACTCGATAACTATACAAAGCTTTATAAAAAGAAAGACAAACTTTATGCTTGGATGGGCACATCACCAGCGCGTAGAGCAAAATATGCATGGATGGATTTAGAGTGTCCCGGTCCGAACCAAAGTGTTGCTCAATGGGCACAGTTTGAGTGTTTAACTGTTGATGAATTTCTGAAATGGGACTGGCATACATGCGGAGGGACAGGAATTGTAGATCCATCTTGCTTACAGAAATATTGTGTTGAATGGAGATGGAGAACTCGTAAGTGCAACCAGGGAAGTTCAGGAATCAATACTTCTTGGAAAGATACAAAAGCGGGAGCCCAATATGCTAAACAATGGGCTTATGAAAGATGTGAGTTAATTGAAGAAACTCAAAATTGTCCAAGAAGCTCGTGGAAAGTATCAACAATCAATCCCGAAGATTATCCTATCAATGATTGCGATAGTGCTGAAAGATGCTTCATTGTTGATATTGAACCAAGTGGCGTTGATCCAAATCAGGTTGTAGTTGCATATGCTATTGAACTCCAGCTTGTTAAAAATGATTACGAAGGAACTCATATTACTACTCGCTCGTTAGCAGACGAATTGTTTGCTTTCCAAAAGATTGTAGCTATCGATTCATCCAAAGACGGTAAGATCTTTGTTCTGGATCAAAACTTACCAAGAGTAAGTGTCTTTGAAATTACAGATAACACATTCAAACTGTTTTCTTCTTGGGGTAGCTTTGGTTATAAAAACAACATTCAAGGTTTTTATCAACCACGAGACATCCATCTAGATAGTGAAAATTACGTATGGATTGCAGATACAGGAAACAAATGCGTTAAGAAGTTTACAGCTAACGGTAAAGGTCTGTTAATCCTAAACCACGAAAAATTTGAAGAAACGCCTCCGTTAAGTGTATGTGTTGATAGTCAGCTTAACGTACACGTTTTAACAGAAGGAGCAGTTCATGTTTTCAACCATCACAAGGGAGAGTATCAACGATCGTATACTTTACCTTCAAACGTTGTAGGTGTCTCAAAAATTAATACATCGTTTAACAGAGAAATGTTGTACATTAGTTACAACGCTGGCGTAATCAAGTATTTTAGAACTGGTATTCCAGCAAATTACCTCATTAATGAGTATGAGTGTGCAAATGGTACAATTATTACTGGTTATAACTCAGTTGCTCAAGATAGTTATAGAAACGTTTATGTTGGTGTTCAAGATAAAATCTTAAAGATTCCTGACATAATGTTTTTGACAAATGCTAAAGCATCGTTACCTCCAGATTTGTATTGGGATTTAAACAAACTTTTAATTCACAAAGAAGAGTATATTCAACCGTGGGTTTATTTAAAATCTTTCCATCGCTTATGGGATAACATTGAATTGTTACGTAACTCGTTGTTTTATGAACCAGATGGTTGTAAGTCTTATGTTGCTCCTTACTATGATAAAGATCAAATTATTATCGGTCAGAATGAAATTGTTACCAACTCAACAGTCAACAGACTTGCAAGTCAGCTATGGCTGAACTTAAAACCACTAATCAACTATTTTAATCCTGATTGTGTACAACACGAAAAGATTGTTGTATCAAATGCAGTTCGTGTTGCTCCAACGCCAACAGCTGCTCCTTTGAATTTAGAGTTTAACTTTTTAATTCCTACTCCAACTCCTTCTCCAACTGTAACTGTAAC